TTATACATAACTTCTGCGCCTTTGTCTACATTTCCATCACCTGCATTTCTAACAGCATCAGCTGTAAATACAAACTCATTCTTTGATAATCTTGCAGGCACATCGTCTGCTTTTTCCATTCTACCTATTGGTACAAATCCACCTTCAGCTCTTAAATCCATTTCTTTACCATCCATATCTAATAATGGCATAGTTTTTTTAGCCACTGGTTCTTTAGAACCCTCAGCTTGTTTAGTTTTATCTCTCTCATAAAAATTTAAATATTCTTTATGTTTTTTATTCATAGCTGCTACATCTGGATTTTTTTCATATAATTTAACCCAACCTTTATAGTTAGCATCTTGTGTTAAATCCCCTTCTTTATAACCTAATCTCATTATACCACCTTCAGCTCTAAAACCTCTTGCTCTAAAATCCATTTTATAATCATCTCTTGCTCTTGCTAGAATAGAGTTTCTAGCTTCTTCTATACTAAAACCAGTTTCATCTGCTAATGCTTGTGCTTCTTCTTCTTGTTTTGGTGTTAATAATGCTGCTGCTACTGATGCTGCTGAAATTGCAGTCAAAGGATTTAATTCACCACCAGAACCAAAAATACCAGAAAAAGGTGTAAAGTCTTGTGCTCTTTCACCATAAAAATTTTTTCCACCAACTAAAATATTTTTTAAACCACCTGACTTAAATATATTTTTAGCTCCACCTAAAAATGATGTTGGACTTGTAAAACCTTTAAATGCTCCTGCTAAACCTGAGCCACCCGCTAAGTTACCAAGTGCTCCTGCACCTGTGTATAATAATGCAGCTTTACCTATCGGTGACTTTGCAATCTTCTTGACTGTTCTTGTAACTTTCTTAACAAGTTTACCTAGGCCATACATTTGTCTTGCAGATTCAAAATCATATTCACCGCCTATTGGTCCACCTTCAGCTCTAAATCTTAAAAAACTTTTATCCGTTTCATCATCTGCATCTGTGGTTGTTCCTTGATCCATGGTGCTTGATGCTTGGGTCATGATACCTTGTGGAAATAAAATACTAGGATCACCCCTGTCTTCAACATTTGTAAAACCAAATGTAGCAGGAGAACCATCTGGATTTCTTGTTTTTACAAATTTTTCTAACCCTCCTACATCACCAGCAAATTTTAATCCTGGTGCACCCTTTTTTTCTGCTAAAAAATCTCCATAGCCAATCTCTTTTAAAGCTGACGCTAATTTAGCACTGCTCTGATCATCCTCATCTAAGCTATTGATATAATCTAAAAGATTAGGATTAGACGCTGCAAATTCTTTCATAAATTTTGGATTAAATTTAGACATCTTAGTTAAAACTCCAAGACTACTAGGAATTTTATCAAAAAGTGTTTCTTTAGTAAAAGCTTGTTTAACTTTTTGTGTATCTCTGGCTCTTTTAATTTGGTCTTTAGAAAGAGACCTTGTTCTATCCATTCTAGCACCAATTTCTCTATTATCTCTAGCTGCTCTTTTGTCTCCAGCTTTAGTTCCCATATCAGCACCACCGCCCTGAAATCCAGTACGTCCACCTTGTGCTAATAATTGTTTTGCGATTTGAGTTCTAGTTATGGCCATTTGTCTATCTTATTTTGTTTCTCCAAATAAATCAAGGCTAGGCATGATTACTCTCACATCTTTTCTTATGTCAGATTCTGGTATGCCTTTTGCTTTCCACTCAGCATCATCCTTATATACCTCACCTGTCTTCATATTTGTTATTGTTGTTATTACTTCTTTTGGTTCTATTGTTGGTATGTCTTTCACTATGTTGTTACCTCTCGTGGCTGTATTTCTAATATTGAAGCTATGACGTGCAGCTCGTTCGCGTCAGCAGCCTGTACTTTAAGTATCTCACCTTCTTCCATAACTAAAGGTTGAGTTAAAAGTTCTGTAGTTGCTTTAGATGCTATGGCTTTATCTTTAAACAAATTAAATATCGCACTACTAGCATTTACTAATGTTATCGTTATCGTGCTCCCTGATCCAGCGTCCTCGGATACTATCAGTGATTTTACAACAGCTGTCTTAAAATTAGGCACTGTGTATAGTGTAGTAAGATCTGTTGTCGTTAAATCTGCTTTTTTATTTATAAAACTATTAGCCATTAATTTAAAAAGAAGTTAAATGCTTCTACCTCCTCTTTTAGTTCTTCTTGAAACGTAGTGTTTAATTTTTCTACGATTGCATCAAGATCTCTTATCTGTGCTTCTGCTGTAGATAAATCATATTCACTACTTGGTCTTGTTAATACCTGTACTATTTTTGCCACTATCTTCTTCCATCCGGTTGTATATCTAATCTAAAAGTTCCTAATTTCCAACTTTGAGCAGATGATGTATTTTCTATTTTTAATGCAACAGCTCTTGCTCTTGCTCGTGTATCTACCTTTTGTGTAGATGATGATACTGTAAAAGGACCTAATGCAGAACTAGCTTGACTATCATTAGAAAAATTTCTTAACTGTAGTGTAACTTGTGTGTTACCAGTCTGTGATATGAAATCAGGTATAAATCTTCTTATCTTCATTATAAACTCACCATCGCCTTTAAATGTTGGAAGACCTGTAGACTGACCTGTCTGTGCTCTAGCTTGTGTAATATCAAAATCTCCAGAAGATATGTTAGCTGTAATTGCAGTTGTTAAACTACCTTGAACTTGATCTGTGCCTGTTTCGTGTTCGTAATATATAGTTGACCCTTCAGTATTTCCAACAACATCAAATGATGTATCAACTGAAGCACTATACTCTAAAGCATGTGGTGTTCCAAATACTGCAGAGTCCTCCCACATTGTTCTAGCTAATGTTCCATTTGTCCAAACTGGCCTTTGTGGTGAAGAGTCAAAATAATTATATGCAACCATTCTGTTTACAACAGAGGATGAAGAAGTTGGATAGAACCACATAACTTCACCAAAAAGATTATTTAATCCAGCAGACACCATTTGATTGCCAGATTCTAAATTTATATCATCGTATACAAAGTCTTCTACTAAACATGGTAGTGATTCTAGTTTACCAGCGTATCTAAAGAAACCATTCTCTGACATCCAATATGCAGAACCATCAACTTCTACACATGCATTCTGTCCAACAAGTCCGCAGTTAGTTCCAACCTGTGCAAAGGCAAATGTAAATGGTTGACCAACAAAACGTTGGGTGAATAACGCAGTATCAGTCCAAACATATATTGCATCACGACCTCTAATAGCTCCTCTGATCTGTGATCCGTCGGCTAGTCTTTGTGTACCAGCCGTATTGGTTGCTGTCGGTGTATACGTATTTATATCCTCTTGATCTGAGAATCTAATAAACATATCGTCTTGTGTTGAGGGTGTTCCAATAGTAGTTTCTGTTCCAAAGAACACTAAGTGACGATCGGGTGTAGATACTAACATGTGTCTTGATGCTGTAGGTGCACCAGTTATAATTGTTGCTCTTGTAGATTCTGCATTAGATGCAGCAGAGTTCCAGGAAAAAACAGCACTGTCGTGAATTAAACAAATAGCTTTATCACCAAAATTATCTAATGACCACATACCTGGTTCTAATACTAAGTCACCTGATGCTGCTTCACCCCATGCTACAAAATCTGTTGTATTTGTAACAGTGTCTCCACCATTGTGAGCAGCAGCTGTTGTTCCTCTTACCTCTCTTGTTACACCTGTTAATTCATTAGATGCACTAATACCTGTGTAAGATATTTCTTCGTCGTTAATTTTAATAATACTAGTTCCTGTGCTTGGAAACAAACTAGCATCTGTTAATATAATACCAGTTGTAGTGGAACTATTTATACCTGATGTGATAGTTGTTGTTGCAACCCCTGTTGCCGTTCCACCCCAAGATCCAAGGGACCAACCAAAACCTTTTGCTTGTACAGCTGGACCCACAGGATAGTAGTGTTGAACTCTAATACCACCAGATGTTGTTGCACCAGATCCAGATTCGTTTGATGGCATTGTAATTGTAATAGTTGTGCTTGATGGCACACTAGTTACCATGAATTTTTTATCGTCAAAATCACTAGATCCAAAATTAGAATTAGTGATCGATGAAAAATTATCTAATAAAATTATATCTTGTTCTTCAATATTATGTGAACCACTGAAAGTTATTGTAACAGTTGGTGATCCGTTAGTTGTAGTAAATGCACTTGTAAGCGTTGTTGTAGATTTAATAGGATGTATGTCATAAAAAATACCTCCAGAGTATGCGTATAAAATTCTGTTTGTTCCTATAATCGCATACTTTCTACCTTTACTATTTACAAAATGGTGAAGACCTCTACCAGCACCAGTTAGTTTACTTTCACCTAACTGTTTCCAACCACCTATCTTTTCAGGTGTGCCATATCTAAATCTAACATTATCACAGTCTATCCACTGGCCCTCTGCTCCAGTAGCCGTGATTTGTTTGTTTATACCTGGTTGAAATCCTATTTTTTGTAGCATAACCCCTGCACTATATATGCTTTTTATTATTTTGGTAGTATTATATTCCATTCTAGTTTGGATATCAAACTTTGTAAATGGACATTTTTAATATTATTTTCTTTTAAATATCTGTGTAATTCTTGCACGTCAACAACAATATATTCATTTTTAAGATCAAAAACCATTTTATCTGCTTTAGTTGCAAAGCTCCCTATCTTAATATTATTTTTAATAGGTCGTAAATCAAATTTAAATTTTTGATTGTGTAACACACCCTCAACATCCCATAACTCATTATTTTTTTGTTTTGAGTTTGCTAATACACTATCCTTTAATTTTTTATAAAAGCTTTTCATTTCTTATAAAGGATGCAACGGGTGGTATGTGGTGGTATCCGTTGCACCCATCATAAGACAGTTATCTACTGTTTAAAATTTTTAAACCAAGATGGAAGACCTAAATGAGGACGTTTGTCAAACATATTATGTTTAGCACCCGGTGTCTTGCAATTATTATAGTGTAAAAAAACTTGTATACATTCTTTACCTTTAAATTTTTTTCTCCAATGTTCTAGATCACAACCTCTATAAACCAACATGTCTCCTGGTTTCAAATCTACTTTAACTCCTTTTTTATTAACTTGACCAGATGGCTCTAAATATATTGGCCAATCATCACCACCAAGATTCATGGTAGTAGATATCTCACAACTAAATCTATCTTTGTGTCTTTTTAATTCATCTCCTTTTTTATATGTTCTTGCGTATGTATATGCAGGATATAATTTTAATCCTGTTACTTTTTCCATTTCTGGTTGACACTTTAACAATAATGTTTCCATAGCAATATCCGCATAATGTGAATAAGTGTTAGGGATTTGATCATCTTCATAAGAACCTAATATATTTTCATACGGTGATATATACCTTTCTTTCCTGCAAGTATCATAGACTTGTTTTTTCATTAACAAATAATTCATACAAAATATTGCTAAATCTTTTGATATAGCTTGTTTAATAACTGCGTATTTATTTTTTTTAAAACTCATATAAAATCAAAGGATATAATTCTTTTTTTAAAGTTAGTAGTATTTGGCTCTGTGTAATGCATTAGAAACTGAGGCACAATCATAATATCACCTTGTTCAACATCTGGTGCAAATAAAACACTTTGATCTTTTTCATTATTCCAGGGTTGTATGTAAGTTGTTTTAGGTGAGTCTTTTTTTATTTGTAAATATATTATACCTGTATACCCTTGAGAACTATGATTATGCGGAACATGATAATGTCCTTTATCGTATGTAACAGACCATGCTCTTTGTAATAAAATTTTATTATTAAATTTTTTTTCAATTAATTTAAATTCATCTTGAAAAATTTGTCCTAACTCCCAAGTAAAATCAGATTTATCTCTATTACTATAAAAATTAACTCTTAATGTTTCAGGAAACTGTTTTAAAATTTTTTCAATATGTTCTTTTTTACTTTTAAAATTTATACATTTAATTTTAAAAAATTCTATTTTAAATATAGGTTCTATTTCATATTTTATTTTAGACATAATTATCCACTGCACCTACTAAAACTTTTTTTTCATCCGGGCTCATTTCTGCTTTATGCCAAATATCAGAACTAAAAAATAATAGTTTACCCATTTTGCAACTAATTCTTTTTTTGATAGGTTCTTCAAAAACTGTATCTCCCTTAGCGTTGTTTAAATATAATATAAAAGAATATTTTTCTGTTTGTATATGGTTATGTCTTTCTTGATAACCATTTGAATAATATTTAATATAATGAATATGAAATATTTTTTTATAAAAGTCTTCAAAAGGTAAAATTTGTTTTAATAAATTTTTACTAAATATATTAATTATATTTTTAGACTGAAAACCGTTAACCGTACAAGTATTTGAATCAACACAAGTAAGTGTATTGTTTTCTAAAATAGAAATTATTTTATTTATTACTTTTTTATCAATATACATTATCTTAAACATCTTTTGCCATTCCCTTTGGTACAGCTTGTATGTTCCAATGTATAAATCTAAATGGTTCTATACCAAAATCCACTGCAAACTCATGTTCTAAGTAACCTGGAAATATAATTAATGTTCCAGGTTTTGGTGGTTTAAAGTGTATTAATTCAGTTCCATGATAAATTTTATCAAAAGATTTTATTTGTAATTTAGTTGCTCTCGCGCCTGTTCTTGGTTCGTGAAATATTGGATATGATGTTTTATCACTACACTTTAAAAAATAAAAACCTGACACGTGTTGATTCCAATGTATATGTGCAGAATGATGACCACCACCTTTTTTAGCAAATTCTTGCACCCACAGTTCACTAAACATGGTGGTATATTTACTCATATCAAAACCTTGCCAATCTAAAAACTCCCAAGACTTTTGACCAATATAATTTCTAAAATCTAAAAAATCATTATCAGCTGTAAGTGGTGTTGAGTGATATGATTTTCCAAAGTCACCGTGTTTTTTTATAAATTCTTTTTCTTTTGTTCTCGCATCTTTAATATATTTATTACTTGCTTTGTTTAACGATTTAATAAATTCTGGTTTACTTTCAATCCATATTGGTGTTTTAAAATATTCAACTATTTCCATATTATGTATACTCCATCCATCCTGTTATAATATATTTTTTTTCATCTGGCGCATTTTCGCCTTGGTGTAAGTGAGTCCAATAAGCAGGCCACACATACAAATCACCAGCTTTAGGTTTAATAATAGATTTTTGAAATAAAAATTTTGTACCACCACCTTTTTTTATATCATTTAAAAATATCATAAAAGCAAAAACTCTTCTAAAATGTTCAGGAGATCCACTGTTTTCACAATGTATAATATCGTAATACTTATTGGGTTCATATTTCATAAGTTGCATAGATGGATTAAGATTCCATCTACCAATATATTTATCTACGTATGGATAAGCTTTTTTAAAATTTTTAATACCCTTAACTAATGTTTCTCCTAAATTAAAATAATCTGTTTCTTCTCTAAGTATTAAATTAATTTCTAAATTATTTAATTTTTTAGTTTCATCTTCACCTTGAACAGCAAGATTTATATTATCTTCAAACCAATTAATAAGTTTAACACAAGATTTTTTTGGGTAAGCTTTTGATATTTTATGTATAAAATTCATATTATTTAAAAGGATATCCAAGGTTCCACATAACCAATGAATATCTCACTCCTTTAGTTACGGGTTTAACACGATGCCATACAAATGAAGGAAACACAATAATAGATCCTTTTGGTAGTATCTCTTTGCATTGCACTCTATGTTTTAATTCATCTCTCATGTTTGGATCGTAATTTCTAAAATCAAATTCTAGTTCGCCACCTTTATATTCTGATCCATCTGTTAATTGACAAGTCATAGATAATTTTCTAATTTTACCTTTGTTGGGTCCTTCTTTATTGTAAGGTTTGTCCCAACTATCACAATGCCAATCGTAATATTGGTTTAATTTATATTTTGTAAACTGACAAGACTCACTCCTGTCCCATTCAAAATTCCAACCAGCTTTTCTATTTGCTTCATGTACATAAGGATGTATTTCTTTATATATCCAAGCATCATTTAACCATACTAAATCTGATTTTCTTTTTCTCTGTAAATTTTTTATTTGTTCTTTACCTAATTTTTTATCACCAAACTCGCCTGTTCTAGCCATTACTTCTTTTTGTGATAAACCATGTTTAATAATATCATCACAAATTTTAGGTGGTATTGCAGATGTAAAATACCAATAATAATTAGTTATATTCATAGGTTATAGTCTGTATAAAATTTAAAGAATCTTTCTGTTTATTAATAACACTATACATATTAGTAGATGGAAACATGACAAAAGCATTGTTTTTTAATGGTATAATCCAAGATCTACCTTTTCTTCTATTATCGTCATATAAAATTTTAATATTACAATTAACAGTGTTGATTCCATATAACAAAGTAAAATCAGGAGAGTTTTTTAAATCAACAGGATTGACATCTGTTTTTAATTCAGTTGTTTCATTAGGAATATAAATATCTCCCCAAGATTTTTTATTAATTAAATTAATTTTAAAATTAAGATTTATATACTCTCTAATATAAGTATTTAATTTGTCCCAATTTTTAGAAAAAATAAAATCTTTTTTATCGTGAAAACATTTAAAAATTAATTGAGATAATTCTAAATTATCTATTTCAAAACCTTTTGGCATTGAAATATTTCCAAAATATAAAGCTTGTTCCGTTAATACTTTCTTTAACATACCACCACTATTTTTAATTTATGCTGTCATATCTGTCAAGTCCCAAGATTGATTAGCTTCATTCCAAAGATATTCCCACTTATGCGTTTGAGGTGTGTTTTCATCTGCAGGAGTGTTTTGTAAAATTTGTTCATCTGTTAATGCAGGAGCATCACCGATTGGTGATTTCCAACTTGCAGTTGAAATATCTTTTACCCAAGATGCATAAGGTGATGGAGACCAAAAGATATTATTATCCTCGTCCCATTCATAACCCGTGCCCGCATAATTTCCTCTAAAAGGTGTACCACCTAGTAAATGTTTATTACCTTTTGTATTATAAGAAGTTTGAATCCACATATGTGAAGGCCAGTTGTTGTGTGTTTCTAACCACTGTTGACCCAGTGTCTCGTCTTCGACACCATCAGCATTTAACATTTTATCGTTATCCATAGTTAATACTGAAAGAACTTTATTATCTTCATTTATTTTTGCAAAATGTGCCATGACTATTGATATTTATACCTTATTATTACAACTCCACTTCCACCAGATCCACCTACAACAGTGGTTGCACCACCAGCACCACCTCCGCCACCACCGGTATTATCTGTGCCATTTGTTGCATTAGCATTGGTTGAACCAGCTCCACCACCATCGCTTGCTGATCTACCTGAACCTCCGCCACCATAACTAGATCCTCCACCACCTCCAGCTCTACCTACAGGACTTCCAGTGATACAAGATGTTGCTCCTGCTCCACCGTTTCCACCGCCATTTGGAGTGCCTGGAGTACCTGCTGCCGTAGCTCCCCCGCCTGCAGCGGCGCCATATTTATGTGCACCTCCTGGTGATGGTCCTCCTGAATTACTTCCTTGAGGTGGACTTACGGGTGGTACATTACCATCTCCTCCCCCACCTGCACCATAATCTGCACCTCCTGAACCACCATCTGCACCGCATCCATTTCCAATAGAGCCTCCAAGTCCTCCTCCCGCAGAAGTAATTGAACTAAAAACTGAGTTTTGTCCACTAGTGCTTTGAGTTCCTGAGCCAGGTCCACCTGCAGTGCCACCACCACCTACTGTAATTGGATAAGCTTGAGCTGAAACTGATAATGCTGAAACACAGGCACCTAAAGGTGATCTGGTATAACAACCCGAAGCTGCACCTGAGGATTCTCTATAACCTCCTGCTCCGGCCCCACCTCCATGGGTACCTCCACCTCCACCGCCACCACCAGCTACTACTAAATAATCAACCGTTTCAGATCCGTCAGAATTTCCAGAACAACTTACACAAAAACTTCCAGGGCTTGTAAATGTATGAATTTTATAATCACCAGAAGTTGCTACTGATCCACCTGTCGCTGTTACAAAAGCAGGTCCGCCACCTGCTCTTTGACCGAAACCTTGTGCTGACGCTGCCCCGAAACTAGCGATTATTGGCATAACTTATAAATCTCCTATTAAGCGTATTGTGTTTGCGCTGCAAGAGCCGTAAATGCTCCGTCTCCAGTTTTAATTATTGTATACGTATATGCATCAATAGAGTTAGCATTTCCAGCTGACGGTGCAGAACCACCTTGCCATTCAGGTGTAATTGAAGATCCGTCAATTGTGACAGCGTTGTTATAATATGCTGAACCTGTGCATGTTACTAAGAAAGCAACAGTAAGAGACTGACCTGTTGACATTATAGCATTTAATGTGTTTGATCCATCTCCTCTAAAATTAACTGTAAAGTTACCTGTAGCTGCAGATGTGTAATATAAAACTGCTTGAGTTATAACATCATAGTTGATTGTTCCTGTAGCTGCAGTTGCAGATACTGTTATTTTTTCAACTACGTTTTGAATTGAAGCAGCACCTAAAGATACTCTTCCAAGACCTTTAGGAGTTAAATTTAAATCTACGTTAGTCTCTCCGCTTGAACCTATGATTGGTCCATTACCTGTAGCTGCGTTTGTAATTTCTACTTCGTTTACTGCTGAAGCTGTTGTTTGAAATATAATTTGTTCTGCTCCATTAGCATCTGCAATAAAACCTGCATCTGCGATTTTTGGAGCGGTTAAAGTTTTGTTTGTAAGTGTAGCAGTTGAAGTTGCTGAAACTAGTCTAGCATCACCACCAGTACTAGGAAGAGTCAAAACATTACTAGCACTTTCCGAATGTGGCGCGGCTTTTACCTGCTGACCATGGGAATTATTTTCACAGTTAAACTGAATTGTACCCTGATTTGTATTACCTTTAACAGTTACATGACCTGTACCATTTGGTGCTAATTCTATATCTGCATTTGATGTGGTTACAATATCTTGACCATTCATATCAAGATCACCACCCAATTGAGGTGATGTATCTGCAGCAACACTCGCTATACCTAAAGCTACTTCTTTTATATCAGGGTTAGAACTATCATTTGCAGTTGCAATAACAATCTTATCACCTTTATCTGTAGCAGCAAAAGTAACACTTGATCCTGAACCAGTTACATATTTAAATTGAACGGTGTATGAACCAGAACTAGAATTTCTTAAAAAATAAAAAGTTTGTACATCTAAAGGTATTGTAACAACTGCATTACCAGATAATGATCCTGTAAACTCTATCATTCTGTGAGATACTACTGCTCCTGTTCCTCCATCAGTAGGACCTAATGTTACTGTTCCACCACTAGTTAATGCTTGTTGTGTAAATCCACCAGCTATCTGTTCAATAATTTGTAAATTAGTATTAGTCTTCGTACCCCAAGTTCCGGCGTTTTCACCAGTTGCTTGAAGTTCTACCCCTAATGGTGTGTATGTTGATGCCATATTTTATCTCCTATGCAGCGTCACTATAACTTGTATTTGATCCAGTTGCAACATCCGAATATGTATCGTTCGAACCTGTTGAAACATTGTTATAAGACGTATTTGAACCGGTGTCAACATCTCCGTATGCAAAGATATCAACGGCTCCTATATTGAATGTAGCAGATTGACCCGTTAATCCAACCTGCATATCAACAACAGATACAGAGCCAATACTAGCACTAAATGATTGACCCGATATTCCTAGAGTCATATCATTAGGGTCTAAAGCACCTACACTAGCTGTTGCAGATAATCCTGTAGGTTGAGCTACAGCACCACCTAATCCTACAATTGATCCTAAATTAAATGTTGCAGAAACACCTGATACTATTGCAGTGTTGTTTGGTGCAACTGCTGTTCCAATTGATGCAGACATTGAAAGCCCTGTTACATCAACTTGGTTACTAGAAAATGCTATTGCAGTTCCTTGACTTGCAGTAAAAGAAACTCCTGATGGTTGAACAGTATCATTTGGTGCAATTGCAGTCCCTTGACTAGAAGTAAATTCTTGACCAGTTAAACCAACAGTCATATCAGCAACTGTTACTGAACCTATTGAAAAAGAGGCTGATACTCCCGACATTGCAACATTAGCATCTGATTCAATTGCTAATGATCCTGCGCTAGCTGTTGCAGAAACACCTGATGGTTCTACAACTGCAGAACCAATTCCTGATAAAGAACCTGCACTAGCTGAAAATTGTACACCACTAACATCAAAGTTTGGACTTAAACCAACTGTAATTGCAAACTCACCCCAGGCACCTTGATCATATGCGTTATTACCCCAACCTTGTGGACCTAAATTTGTTTCAATTTCAAGTCCTGTTAGAGATACCTCTACGTCACCAAGATCACTCCATTTACCATCATTCCAAGATTGTGCGCCCCAACCTGTTATAAGAGTTGTAGCTTCATTCCAATTAGCCTGATCCCAGGTTAACCGGCCCCATCCTGAAGTCACCGACATGGTTGACCTCCTATGCTAATCTGATTATCGCGTTACTTGCGTCTGCTGCTGGAAATTCTATTTTAAAAGTTCCGTTACTTGCTGTTTTATCACCACCGAATGCAATCACACAAACAGCGTCAGTTGTGCTCGAACCACCATTTGTTGTTGTATTATAAATTATTGCACCATTTGCAGTAAAAGAAGCAGATGAATAAGTTACATCTGAAAAATCTGTAAATGCAGTTGTTGAAGATAATGATACACCAGAGTTTGTTAGAGTAGCTCCACCTGCAGAGTATGCAGATCCAGATGTATTTGATATTTCGTTTGATGTTGAGTAATCTGTAGTAGATGCCCCTAAAGATGCAGAACTTGTAAAAAGAGCAATCTTAAAAGTGTGTCCACCTGAAGACTCAAAACTGTGTTTACCTTGTAAAAGCTCTTGTTTAAAGCTTGAACATATTGCTGATGTTATTGCCATAATTTAATCTCCTACGGGTTTGCTGAGTTTACTGGTATTCTAACTGCTCCGTCTGTGTAGTCATCTCTTCGTCTTCTACCAACTTGCTCGTTAGCAAACTTCTGTACCTCTTGTTTATATTTATTTTCATACAAAGTCAACATGTCTATCGGGCCTTTTAAAAAGCCATATGCTTCTGATAAACAACAATACAATAGACCATTTGAAAAATTCATACTAATATAATTAGTATCATTATTTTCTAAAAGATCAGGCATTTTATTAAAATGCACTCTGAATCTATATGTTGTATTAGGAACTGGAGCAAAAGCTATACGTCCAGATGTCGTGTCTGATTCTCCTGTACCTCCACCAAACATAGCATAATATTTAGGTTGACCTTGAGCTGCTGATGTTCCTGTTATATCTTGATACTCTTGTAAGTATGTATAATCTTTTTTCTCTAACCATCTATTAGCTCCTGTAGTTTCTGATCCTGCGGTATCATAAACTTGTATACCTCTTATAAATAATGACCCTGCTGGAGCGTTAATAGATTCTTGTCCAGCAACTAAATTACCTAATTGTTGTTTTCTATCAGCATCGATAGGTACATCTCTAAAAATTCTATACTGTGCGTTTAAAATAATATTTTCTAAAACAGCGTCTGTTAAAACATTTGAATCTGTTTCAGTATAACTTCTAATCTGTGTTTTTAATCCTGATGCACTTAATCCAGCCATTATTTAGACTCTCCTTCACACTTACATTCTTTAATTTTAAATAATTTAATAATAAGATTTTTTAATTTTTTTATCATGGTGTTATCGTAACTGGTCCTGCGGACACAGTTGGTCCTCCTGAATCTTCTGTTATACTAGGAGTTGAACCTAGTGTAAACGTATATTTATCTGTTGTTGTAACTGTTATACTAAATCCTGATGAGTTTTCATAGGTTGTAAAAGCCACTCCTCCAGGGCTGCCTTGAACATTTCTAAATCTTACAGTGTTACCAGTAGATCTTCCATGATTAGGTTCTGTTACAGTAATTGTTTGTGATGATGCGGTTATAGAAAAAGGATTATTTCCTAACATAGCAGCAACAGCTGGTTCTGTTCTATCTGGTCTAACATTTCTTAAAGATATAGAATCACCATTCATTGGTTTTGGTTCTAATTGTGGTTGTTTTGGTTCAAACTCTGATACATGCACAAAAGATCCATTCCATTCTCTAACCATTTCATTAAATGGAAACTCCATACCAGATCTGTCTGATATTGCTCTTGCGTATTTACCTGTTGCGTATTTTGCCATTATGTTCCTGGGTAGTAAGCTTTTGGTGTAATATATGTACTAGAAGCTGAACCATCTTCTGCTAATGCTCTAGCAAATTCATCTTCATAATATAATTTCATTTGTTGTGTAAGTTGTGGTTGATATTTTTGTGCAAGATAAAATGCTAAACCTGCTGTCATACATGGCACAAATCTAAATGGTACATCGGTTGCATTTGTATAATCACCTACGTCTTGTATTCTTTTAATATAGTAAAAATGCATATCTTTAGATGCATTAGTTGCATCAGGTGTTGGATAAATATGTATTCTAACTTTATCTATAAATCTCTCTACCCAATATTGATTAGGCGTACCTTTAGATAACTTGTTAGAAAAACCTGCATAAGTAGATCTATCCACTTTAGTCATCGGACTATCTGACTGTGTTGTTTGAGTTCTATTTGATCTTAACTGTGCTTCAAGGACATCTGACATTCCAAATACACTCGCTGGTGTGGATACGGCACTTGTGCCATCATCACTAGATCTAAAAAAATCATAGTCTGATTGACCCTCAATTAAATCCATATTAAGTTCATCTATCTCCCAATAATGGATACCTCTATTACCCCATTCTTGAAATAATATATTAAGGGATCGTCTTGCAGATTTTAATTGATAGCCTGCAACATTTTGCAATCCAATACGTTCAAAAGCATCTTCTACTATTTCATCAACAGCAAAAGTTTTATCAAACGTTGTTGTTCCCGAAGTGGTATTAGCCATTTACTACGCTCCTGTAATTGTCATGGTAACACTTCCGTCTGTTCCAGATGATTGTGTTAAAGTTGCACAAACTCCGTTTTCAAACAGTATACCAGAACCAGGAATCATAATATCTAAACCTTCTGTTTCAAATTTGTAAGTCGCTTTTAAATTACCAGATGCTGCATCACTTGTTGCTGCTGCATCATGTAAAAGTAAAACTGAACCAGCCTCACCTCTTCCTTGAATAGATGTAACTCTTGTTCTAGCTGCCCTTAAAACAGATATAGCTCCGGTAGTTTTATTTAGTGTTGTTTGATCTGAATCCATATTTTCTCCTTAAAATTTAAGCATGGGGCCGAAGCCCCATACTAAATTAATTATTAACTTACTGCTGCACTAAATGGTGTGGCTGCATCACCAGTTCCACCAGTGTTCACTTGAACACCCCATCTATTTGCACCAATAGCTTTACAAGTTATGATTGATCCAGCTAATCCTCCAGTTGTACTACCGTTTAAAGTAACAGTATCTGAAGCAGCTGCAGTCATAAAACCTTCAGCGTTATCATTTGTATCCGTATCAACAATGATTGCGTTACCAGTCATTGTATCACTAGCATTAGCAACTTGTAAAATAAAGCTGCC